TTTAATTTGACAGGTGTAACAATTAATACAAATGATTATTTTCAAGTGCATATTACTTGGTCATTAGGTAGTCAACCTTATGAGTTTAATAGTTTGAGTTCTTCAGGATTTGATATGACAACTACTTCAGTAGAAATAGTACCTATTAATTATGGAGAAAATATTAAAATTAATAATGTAATTCCTAAAGGTATATTTCAAAGAGATTTCTTTTTGAGTATATGTAAGATGTTTAACCTATATGTTTATGATGATAAGTGGGATGATAAAAAGATATTAATAAAACCTTACATAAATTTCTATCCTTCAGTTAGTGATAACGCAGAGGATTGGTCTAATAAAATAGATAGGTCAAAGCCATTAAGTATAAAGCCAATGAGTGAACTTAATGCAAGATACTTTCAATATAAGTATAAGACAGATAACGATTTTTATAATGAAAACTACACGAAGAAATATAGCGAAGGATACGCAGATAGAATTTATGATACAGAGTTTGACTTTGCAAAAGATACAGAAACAACAGATATAATATTTGCACCTAGCGTTTTATTTCAACAAACAGGAACTGATAAAATATATCCTGCTATTTATAAGCTATCTAATAACAATACAAAAGAGGATGCCATGGATAGTGTTATAAGAATTATGCAAGTTAAAAAGATAACAGGGGTAGCTAGTTGGAATATAATGAATTTAGGAACTGTATTAAGTAGTCCTACTGCTTATGGTTATGCAGGGCATTTAGATGACCCTACTTCTCCTGCTAATGATATTAACTTTGGAGCACCTAAAGAGTTATCATTTACCCCTACAACATACCCAACAACAAATCTATTTAATGCCTATCATAGTGATTACATAGCAGAGATAACAGACAAGAATAGTAAACTATTAACTTGTTCTGCTTTGCTTAATACTATTGATATATTGAATTTAGACTTTAGCAAATACATTTGGATAGATGGAGTTTTATTTAGGCTAAACAAAGTTGATGGATTTAATCCTATGGAATATAATACTACAAAAATAAGTTTATTAAAAGTAATTGAAACAACATACACATAATGCCAAATTTACAATATAATATAGAAGTTAATGGAGAACAGGCACAAGGTGCTGTTAAATCATTTAGGGAACAATTAAGAGAAGCGAGTAAGGATGTAATTAATATGTCTGAAAAGTTTGGTGCTACTTCTGCAGAAGCAATTAATGCAGCAAAAAAAGTAGCAGAACTTCGTGATCGAATTGGTGATGCTAAAGCATTAACCGATGCTTATAATCCGGATGCAAAGTTTAAATCTTTAACTTCATCTTTATCTGGTGTTGCAGGTGGCTTTGGTGCAGTTCAAGGTGCAATGGCTTTGTTTGGTGCGGAAAGTGATAATGTACAAAAAACTTTATTGAAAGTACAATCTGCAATGGCTTTGTCACAAGGTTTACAAGCTATTGGTGAAAGTATAGATAGTTTTAAAATATTAGCATCCGTTATTAGAACACAAGTTGTTGCAGCATTTGCTACATTAAGAAGTGCTATAATTTCAACTGGTGTTCTTGCATTAGTTGCAGGTGTTGGTTATTTAATTAGTAAAATAATAGAATGGACCGATACAACAAAATCTGCAACAGAAGCACAAGATGCATTAAATAAATCATTAGCAACACAAGATGAATATCTTAATCTTGAAATTAAAACAATAGAAAGAAATAATAAATACAGATTAGCAAAATTAAAAGAACAAGGTGGAACAGAAGCAGAAATAGTAAAGCTTAATAAGGAAGGACAAAAAAAGATATTAGAAGCATATGAGGAAGATTATAGAGTACGATATGAAAAGTACCAAAAGAATCTAACTCGTATTAAATTAATAGAGGATGAAGAACAAAAGAAAAATGCAGAAAAGGCATCCGATGATTTAAGAAAACAATTAATATCTGACGATCAACGATTAAAAGATTTAAGAGTACAAATACGTGTAGGTAATCTAGATGAAAAGAAAAGACAAAACGATGAGGATTTACAAAAACAAATAGAAAGAATTGAAGCGGAAATAAAAGTTGTTTATGATGGGGAAATTCAAAAATATGAGGTATTAAAAAAGATTAGGGAAAAATTAGGAAGACAGGAATATCTTGATAATAAAAAAATAAAGCAACTACAAAAAGAACAACAAAAAGAGGATGAAGATGCAGAACAAGAACAAATAGACGAAAATCAAAAAAGTGTATTAGGTAAGTTTTTAATTAACAAAGCTGATGCAATACAAAAGGGTTTTAAGTTAGATCAAGATAATGCTACTGCAACTAAATTAATTGATGAAGCTACGTTAGAATCTAAAAGAGCGCAATTTGAAATATTAGCAGGATTTATTGGTAACTTAGGAGCAGCATTTGAAAAAGGAACTGCTGCAAGTAAAACAGCAGCAATAGCAGAAATTGGGATTAATACCGCTTTAGGTTATATACAAGGTTTGGATATTGCACAAAAAGGAGCAAAAGGTACAGGACCTTTAGCACCGTTTACAATGCCTATATTTTATGCATCGCAAGTATTATCTATTATAGGTGCAGTAGGTAAAGCTAAACAAGCATTAAGTCAAGTTAAAGGTGGTGGTAGTGTTGGAAGTGTACCTTCTGTTTCATCATCTGCACCCATGATGCCGCAACTACCAACAGCGCAAGTAACACAATTAAATCAGCAATCAATTAACGATATAGGCAATCAAGCAGTAAGAGCGTATGTAATTGAAAGTGATGTAACTAGTAGTCAACAAAGAATGGCTGCAATAAGACAAAGAGCAAGATTTAGTTAATATTTTAAAAAAAGATATATATGAGTATGGAATTACCTTTATACATGTTAGATATTTCGGACGATCCAAATGATGATGCTGAAGTACAGTTTGTAGCTTTAGTGGATCGACCTGCAATACAAAAGAATTGGAATGCATTTAAAAATGAACAAAAGTTTCAAATCGTTAGTGAAGACAAGCGTATTATTAGCGGTTGTGCTATGTTGGCTGACACTCCTATTTTTAGAAGTGATGCTTCTTTCGGCGATTACTATGTGGCATTCTCTAAGGATACTATTGTTAAAATTGTACAGAAGTATTTTAAAAAGGGATACCAAAACAATGTAAACTTAATGCATGATCCAAATCAAGTTGAATCAGGTGTTACAATGTTTGAAAGTTTTATTAGTGATAAGTCTAGAGGTATTTCACCAATGGTAGGATTTGAAGATGCACCCGATGGTAGTTGGTTTGTATCAATGTTAGTAGAAAACGATGACGTTTGGCAACAAGTTAAGGAAGGTAAAATTAATGGATTTTCTATTGAAGGGATATTTAATTACAATGTTAAAAATAAAAACAAAATGGCAAATATTGAAAAGGAAACAAATTTAGGTGGACCAGGAAGTGGTAGAACTTCAGAAGGTGGTGGGGATAAAAACGAAGTTAATTCTCCTACATTGGATAAAGTAGTTGGATCCAAAAACTTAAGTCCTGAAAAAAAGAATGAAATGATTAGGGATGCTAAAAGTGCTGTTCGTATTGTTAATACAACACCTAGTCAATTAAGTGTAACAACTAAAGATTATGCAGAAATACATGGAATAAGTACAAGGGAGGCTAACGCTATTATGTCTGATGTTATGGATGATATGATAGCAAAAGGTGAAAAAACAAAATTGTTTAATGAAATTAGAATGGAAGCTATAAAATCTATTTTAAATAAAGTTAAGTGATAAATAATATTATTTATTAACATTTAAAGAAAAATAAAGATGAACCCAAAAGAAGCATTATTGCAAATAAGAGCATTGTTCGAAGATATGCCACAAGTTATTCCACCTGTTGAACCTGTTACTGAAGAGGTAACAAAAGTAGAAATGGCTGAGTATTCTTTAGCTGATGGAACAAAAGTTATGATTTCTGCATTAGAAGTCGGTGGTAAAGTAGAAATGGAAGATGGCACACCTGCTCCAATGGGTGAACATCAATTAATGGATGGTACATCTATTCAAGTAGATGAAACAGGGACAATCATTGAAATAGCTTCTCCTAAAGAAGATGTTGTAGAGGAAGAGCCTATTCAACCTGTTGCACCTGCGCAAGATAATACTGCAATGGTAACAGAATTAAGAGATCAAAAAATTCAATTAGAAACAAAGATTGCTGAATTAGAAAGTAAAGTTAAGCAAGGGTTTGCACAAGTAGCTGAATTAGTAGAAGCACTTTCAAACACTCCAACTGCTGAACCAACTCAAAAAGCAGCAAACGCTTTTCAATCATATGTATCAACTAAAGATACTAAATATGAAAGATTAGAGAAATATAGAAACGCAATTTTAAACAAATAAATTTATAAAAAATGTCATTTTCAGTTAGTACATTAAGCAACTACACAAAAGAAAACGAAGCACAGTTAGTGACTTCATCTGTGTTAGGTGCAAAAACTGCGGCTCTTATTAAGAGTGCAGGTAACGTAATGGTTGGTGTTAAATCAGCAGAAACCATTAATATTATGGATACAGACGCTTTCTTTCAAGCAGGTGGTACTTGCGGTTGGAACGCATCTGGTACAACTTCTTTCACACAAAGAACTGTAACAGTAGGTAAGATTAAAGTACAAGAGGCTTTATGTCCAAAAGCATTAGAAGCTAAATACTTACAAAAAGCTTTACCAACAGGTAGCCAATATGATTCAATTCCTTTTGAGCAAGATTATTCTGATAGAAAAGCTAAAACAATTGCTTCTCAATTAGAGACTGCTTTATGGCAAGGAGATACTGCTTCTGCTAACGGTAACTTAAATAAGTTTGATGGTTTCATTAAATTAATTGGTGCTGCAAGTGGTGTAGTAGATGCTAACGTATCTGGATTTATTTCTGGTGCACCTTTAAGTTCTATCACAGCAGCTAACGTTGTTAGTTTGTTTGATGGTATTTACAAAGCAATTCCTGCTAAAGTAGTAGCTGCTGAAGATATGGTTATCGTTTGTGGTCAAGATACTTTTAGAACTTACACTATTGCATTGAAGAACGCTAATATGTTCCAATATTCAATTGATGTTAAAGCAGATGCTGAATTTGTATTGCCGGGCACTTCTATTAAAGTAGTAGCTTTACAAGGTTTAAACGGAACAAATGATGTTTATGCAATGAGATTAAGTAACTTATTCTTAGGTACCGATTTATTGAACGAAGAGGAAAAATTTGAAATCTTTTTTGCAAAAGAAGCTGATGAAGTTCGTTTTGCAGCAGAATTCAAAATGGGTGTAAACGTAGCATTCCCTGATGAAATCGTTAAAGTAGCAATTTAATTATAAGGGGAGTTGCAATATACTCCCCATTTTTTAATAAAATAAAATAAACAAAAATGGCGTGCGCATTAACACAGGGATATACCCTCGATTGTCGTGATTCCCTAGGTGGTATTACGGAAGTTTATTTTATTGCAAGTTCAGATGTAACTTCAACAACAGAAGCAAGTGGTGTAATTACTGCATTAGTTAAAGCAACTGGTAAGAGGTTTTATAAATATGAATTAACAAAAGGTACTTCAATGCTTACTGAAAACGTAGCATCAAATGTACAAAATGGTACTTTATATTTTACCCCTGAATTAACAATAATTTTAAATAAGTTACAAGCAAATACAAGAAATGAAATTCTTTTATTAGCTCAAAACAGACTTATTGCAGTTGCTAAAGACAACAATGGTAAGTTTTGGTATGTAGGTAAAACAAGATCTTTAGATCTAACAGCAGGTAGTGCCGCAACTGGTACTGCTGAAGGAGACAGAAGTGGATATACTTTAACATTTACAGGTGCAGAACCTAGTTTATGTGCTGAAGTAAATAGTACAGTAGCTGCTGCTCTTACAACTGCAGGTTAGGTTTGTAGTTTTTCATAGTTAGTTCCCCTGCTTATTTTTATAGGCGGGGGTTTTTGTGTTATATATATATGCCATAACGTGTGTTAAATGTTACGTATTTATATAAATACGTGACTTTAATTGCACGTTTTTCTTTGCATTATTAAATTTATAAATTTATTTGTTCATTTATTTGTGTTGTTCATTAGTAGTGAACACTATCGAAAAGTGAACAATTTGCATTTTTTGATATTAGTTAGTAAATATATGGGTTTATTTTTATATTTAAGTTTATGCTTAGGAATTATAGCATTAAATATGTTTTAAGGATATTACGATTAAAATACTAATCATTAGTAAACTTATAGATTTACTTTACCCATGAATAAGCAAACCTATTGGTTTACTTTTATATTTTGTAAATATTCATTTAATTGCTATTTATAATTAATGATCCATTTAACTAAAGGCGAAACAAATACTATTGTGTTAACATTAACTGAAAAACAGTTATTGACTAACCCTAATTATTTATTTGTATTTACTAATAGAAGTAGTAATGAAGTTATTAGTTTTGTTAAATTAAACGCAACAGATACAAGTTTATACAAAGATCGGTTTAATGAGTTTAGTATTGTAACAAACACCTACTTTAATACTGCATTAAATGGCCAATACACTTATGAAATATACGAACAAGTTAGTACTTCAAACACAAATCCAAGTGGCTTAAATAAGCTAGAAACTGGCATTATGTGGCTTTTAGGTACTACTATGTCTTATACGGAATATACAACAACAGACACTTATACAATTAGACAATGATAGATTTAAGAGTATTAACATTCGCCGAAGCAAGGCAACCTAAATTTGCTGAGAAAAAAGGCATTGATGGTGGTTATATTAAATACGGGGAAAACAATGATTATCCTGAATATATAGTTGACTTATACAATAAGTCTTCCAAACATAGTGCTATTATTAAAAGCAAAGTACATTATATTACAGGTAATGGTTGGTCAGGAGAACAAGATGCACAATCATTTATTGATTATGCAAATAGAGTAGAATCCTTAAATGATCTAACTAGAAAAGTATCTTTAGACATTGAAATTTTTGGAGGTGCTTATTTAGAAGTTATTTGGGATTTATCAGGAAATCTTGCTGAGTTATGGCATTGTGATTATATTAAAATTAGAACAAATAAAGATAATACACAATATTGGTACAAGGAAGATTGGAAGGATAACAAGGTTAAACCTGATGTTATTGCTGCCTTTAATCCTAAACAACCAAAAGGCAAACAAATATTATACATAAAAGAATATAGACCAAACATAGGTATATATGGATTGCCTAGTTATTTTGCTGCATTAAATTATATTGAATCAGATATTGAGGTATCTAAACATATTTTAGGGAATGCTCAAACAGGGTTTTCTGCTAGTAAACTTATTACCTTACCAAATGGGGAACCAAACGACGAGGAAAAACGTAATGTAGATAATAGATTACGTAAAACATACAGTGGTGCAGATGGTAAGAAATATATGATTGCTTTTGTTAATGATATATCTAGAAAGCCTGTTGTAGATGATTTAGGTACAAGTGATTTAACAAAAGAAGATTTTGGTAAAATAGACGAATTAATACAAACTAATATTTTTAGCGGACATCAAGTTACTACACCTTCTATTATGGGTATTGCCCAAGCAGGTGCATTAGGAACTAGAACTGAAATGAGGGATGGTTATGAAATATTTAAAAACACATACGTAAATGCAAAACAAATGCACCTTGAAAGTGTATTTAATATGTTGGCAAAATACAAAGGTGTGCAAACTGAAATAAAGATTATACCTACTGAACCATTAGGAATAGAGTTTAGTGAAGCTACAATAGTTTCAGTTGCTCCTAAAGAATGGGTATTAGAGAAGATAGGTATTGATATGACCAAATATGCACCTGTACAAGATTCAAGTGTACCTGCACAAACCTTATCTGTTAATGAACATATCAAAGGTTTAAAAGGTCGTGAGTGGCAAAATATGCAACGTATTATTAGGGAGTTTACTAAAGGTAAAATTAATAGGGAGCAAGCTTCTGCAATGCTTAAAACAGGTTATGCTTTAAGTGACGAAGAGGTTAATACATGGTTAGGATCAGAGGAATTAGATGCACAATTTGCTGAACAAGATTTTGGAGTATTTTTTGAATTTGGTGAAGCTAAAGATAGTTATAACATTTGGA